TGTAGAGCTGCGCTACTTCCAGGGTGGTCCCGGCGGCATCGATGCCGACCTTGTCGATGGTGGCCGCTATCCGTTCATAGGCCCCGGTTTCTCCTGCCGCACCGGCTGCTTTCCTGATCTCAGTGTCGAGCTTCGCGTAATCGCCGATGAGCCCACCAAGCGCCGCCATCGCACGGGCGACAGAGTCGACTACAGCATTGGAGAGCGAAAAAGCGATCCCCTGTACCGCGGCATCGAGTACCCTGAGCTCGCTAATCGCTGGATCCGCATCCAGTTCTACCTTTTTTCTTTTTAGGTCGCCAATAGCCTTGCCGATCGCCGCGATTCTCTGCTCCGCTTCTCTGTACTCAGACGAATCAACCGGCAGCTTGGCTCGCTCATCCTTGAGCCTCCTAAGTTCTTTCTGCAGTTTACCAAGGCTGACGACGCCCTCTTGGACACCTTTATCAAGCTCATTCCCGATTGACTTGCCAACATTTCCCGCCTCTGTTTCCAGCTGCGCGAACTCCCGCAGGATCTGCGAGAAATCGCCACCAACTGTATAGCTGAAGTCTCCGCCGCTCATGCTGTTACCGCGATTGTTGGATTTGTCCAGCGGATGACCACCTGATCGAGCACCCCGATCCCGCTACCGGGGGCGTCGCCAGCTACCTCCGCTGCGGTGGCGCCTGGTAACAACGCCATGAGCCGCTCCGCCATCGCCTGCAGCCCATCGGCCGTCTGCCAGCCGATCGCGTAGATCCGCCATGTCGGATTCGTCACCGTGGCGTCCATGATGGTCTGCGGGGCGAACCCTGGGATGCGGGTGATCTTGAGTTCAATCCCGCTGACGGTCACCCCCTCGGGGAGCTTCTCATTCGCGGCCAGCACGGCGATAGCGGGACCTGTGGCGCCGGTGTCGCTGGTGTAGGTACCCAGTGCAGCGAGCACGGCCGTATCGCCCACCAGGAGGTCGTAGATCCCCTCAGCAGTCGTCGGCAGCGTCACGGTGGCACCGGTACTACCCCAGGTTTCCGGGAAACCTGCAGGAACCCCGCCACCCGCCGATGGACGGCATGTCCCTGACCACCGCCCAGTCCTTCGAGCTGGAGCGGATGAGCCGCGCGATCGACAACACCACAGACCCGGCGGTGCTTCAAAGGCTGTGCAAAATGCTGCTGCAGTCCTGGCAGGTGCAGCGTGCCGCCACTGCTTGGGCGATGCGGCAGAACCTGCCGCCGCGGTGGCAGCAAAAAGCCCCGACCGCGGAAACGGCCGGGGCGATGATGAGCGAGCAGGCTCAGTAGGGTTTATCTACTGCCATGGGGCCGTAGCCGACGAGGTTGTTGTTGTACTTAACAAGCGTTGCCGCCTCCGCCGGTTCGTTCCACTCAGGCACACTGCCATAGCCGTATTTAGCGATACCTTTCTTGTTGATTCGCACGTACTTTAGCATGATCTGCTGATCCGCGAGACTAAGGGAGTGATAGTAGATAACCCAGTAAGCCGGATCAAGGTAGTTCACCATGCCGGCAACTGACCAGGTCACCGATTTCGACACAGTCAACCCTTGCGCGAAGCCGAGGTTAGAAGAGTCGTAAAGGGTGGTACTTTCCTGGTTGCCCCCCTGCTGCTCCGAGCAGTTGTTGAGGCCCTGCAGGCGGAACGGCGGATCGGTGCCATCAAGCTTCAGGGCGCCCGACATGGCGGTACCTGCCGTCACAGTTGCTTCGGTAATCGTCGCCGCAGTAGTGGTAAAGGCCAAGGTGAACGGCGCTGACGTGGTAGCAGCTGTGACAACCGCGATGCCATTGAGTGCCGCGAACGGTGTGGGCAGGTCTTTCACGATGATCGTACTACCGACCGTGATCCCGTGGGCGACGGCAAACGTCAAGGTTGCTGTCCCAGTTGCGACGGCAGCTTTGGTGATGGTCTTAGGTGTGCCGGAAAAGATGTTGTAATTGGCACCCGCACCCGCCGCAATGACGCGGTTAGTCTGCGGAGTGAGAGTAGTACCGTCCATGAACTTGCCGACACCAAAGCCGGAGTTTGGGACAAGAAGATCGAAATCGACATTCGCCAGTCGCACCGGCTGTACGTACAACTCGATGCCGAGTGCCTGCTCGAAAACCTGTTGGGGCATTGGGTTGATGAACGCTTCACCTTCAGCAGTCCGCACGCCGGCAAGCCGCCCTAGCGGCTTAATCGGAAACCTGGGGTAACCCCCACCGCGTCCTGATCCTGTGAGCTGCTACCCGCGAGGGGTTACGTTTCACCCCCTGGCGGCTTCTCGGCCGTACCAGGCAAGGGTTTGGTACCGCGGCCGGCGCTGGAGCCTCGGGTACTACCCCACCGTCATGGCTGCCGAAGCTGCAGTCCAGCACGTCTACGATGAGATCAGCCGTTGGGAAGCGTGGAGCGTTCCGCCGCCCACACTCCTGCCACTGATCCGTCGGCGGGAGGCGGCACGAGAAGCTGCGCGATCGGCTCCTCCTCCCCAGGGAGGCGAAACGCCCGAACCTGATTCGCCGCCGAGCAATCCGCAATCAGGAACCCGTGCCACCCACCAGGGGAAGGCGTGGGGGCTAACAGGACGGCGTCTTCGGCGATGAGCGCCAGGCGCGGCGGGGCCGGTTGGTCCTGTCCGGCGGCGGCCAGGGATTCGTAGAACGCCAGCGCGAACGGCGGGCATTGATCAAGCGCCACGAGCGCGAGCATCGCAGCGCCTGCAGCCGCCGGGGGAAGCTCTCCGGGCTGCCGCTGGCGGAACACGAAGAGATCTTCTACCGGCGGGATGTCCTCCGCCTTGGTGGCGTTGACCGCGATGAGCCGCCAGTGCAGGTTAGCGATGGGCTTTTCTGCATCGTGCAGGTCCCTTAGCCGTCGCTCTTCGCCCTTCGTGATGGCCTGGTAGACGTAGGGGGCAGGGAGGTCGGCGAATCGATCGGGTCCGAACTCGGGGGCATGGGGCCAGAGTTCTCGGCATCGCCAGAAGAGGTCTTCCCAGTCTGGTGGGTCGAGGGGTTCTCGGCCGGATCGCGCTTTCCCAGCGTTTCAGCCATCTCGCTGAGGATCTCCTCTGCCGTGCGCTCCGGAGCGCCGCCGTTCTGCTCCCGCGCCGCGAATTCGTTGATCGCCGCGATGAGCGCGAGGGGCAACCCCTCGGTGTCGGCCTCCTGCCAGCCCTCGCAACCGGGCAACCGGCGGGAGATGAGCGCCGTTGCGGTTCGGTACTGGAGCGCTGCATTCTCCGTGTCCATCTCAGTCCTAGCCCTGGTCACCAGGCCCCTGTGATGGATCCGTGCGCGGGTTTCGGCTGCATCGAGCTGGGTGGGGATCCCGGCGGTGCGGGAGAGGATCCGGAGCGCCGAGAGTTCGGCGGTGGATTCAGCGGTGGCCCCGTCGGCGGTGTCGCCGCGCTCCTGCAGGATCCGCTCAGCAGTCCCTTCGGTGAGCATGGCATCCGCCAGTTCCATGCAAAGCCGGAAGAAGACGGCACGATGCTGGTGGTCGTTGATGACGTTCGACTCCCCCACGGTGATGGCCCCGATGACGGGGAAGTCGAGCTCCAACTCCTGGCCATTGACCACCGCCGAAACGGTTTCGGTGGTAATGGTTGGCGAGGTGCGGAAGGGGAGCTTCACGGCAGGGGACGGTGGTGGTGCTTCAGGTTTCCGGGTCACCCCCCGGCTTTGAGGTACCCCATCCAGACGTTGCGCAGCCGTTCATCCAGTTTGTAGACCACCACCCCATCGACGTTTTCCAGCCCAAGGGTGGCGCGACACCAGGGCCGCGGCGGCAGGTACACCAGATCAGCATCCTCGTTCCCCCAGGGGCGGATGTGGGCCCCCTCGTGGACAGCGGTGGCATATCTGGCGCCCCACTTGAAGGTGGCCTCATAGGGGCCGGTCATGGCCCAGCTGTGGGACTGCCGGAGGTTGGCGGTATCGATCAGGTTCCGCGGGCTGCCGGCAACCTCTCCCCCGCTCCGCACGGTCCGGCGGGGCCAGGTCCAAGCTACGGCGGTGAACGACTGCTGAAAGGCCGCCGACAGTTCGCCCATCGTGATCTGCGCGGCACGCTGAGCGGCCTGCTCGGCCTTGGCCCTGAAGTTGCTGGAATCGAGCTTGACCGTGACGCTCATCAGGCGGCGACCTGCAGTTCGATTGTGATCGCATCGCCCGCTTGCGCCCGGATCTGTGCGCCGATCCCACCAGGGCCGAACTGCCCCGAGAGGCTGGTGATGGTGGCCTCACCCTCCTGCCAGGTGCCGGTCTTGGTGGGCAGATCAGGGAGCGCCCCGAGGAATCCGCGTCCGCCCATGCCGATGCGCAGACCCGATGGTGCGCGGCCCGTGGTTTCCCACGTGAAGCCGGTCGTCGCGGCGAGCCAGTTCCCACCAGTGGGAAGCAGCGCCCAGGCTGTGATGTAGCCGGCGAGGCTGCGAACCCTGGGGGAAACGGTGGGGAGATCAATGGCGCCTGTGGTGGCGCCTTTGGCGTAGCAGTGGATGAGCCAGTGCCCGTTCGGCGGGGGCGAGCCACCGCGGAAGGTGAGCGAGGCTGCGGGCCTGGGGATGAGGATGCGGAGGTTGGCGTAGGGGGAGAAGGGGGAGGGCATGGGTTAGCGGCGGGCTGTAGGTTTCCGGGCTCAGCTTCTCACCACCCTCGTGCCGCCACCGCTGAGGTTTGGCGCGGCCTGGATCCCGATCGACTGCAACACCTGCAGCCGGAGCTTCGTGATGAGCCCCTGCGTTAGCCCCCCAGCGGTGGCGTCAGCCCTGCCGCCGGTCACGGTGCGAATCTTCAGGTCAGGGTGCGGCGCCCACTCGATCACATCGAGTTTCACCTGCCGATCATCCTGGGTGATGGTGGCGCCAGGCCGGGGCCCCTCATACTCGGCAGCGTTGCCGATGTGAGCCGTCCCGTCCTCGATCTGATCCTCCCAGTCCTGCTCTAGTCTCTCGGCTTGATCTATCCAACCCTGTATCTGCGTCACCTGATCGGGCAGGGTATCCGCAACGCGATTCATCGCCTGGGTAAGCTGCGAAACGTTATAATTCGATGCGGGCCAATTCGCGTACTTCAGAACAATCAAGCGATCGGTAGAACGCCACGGCGAGAGGAGCGGCGGAATCGTTAGCGGCATGGCTTGGTGACTGTTACCTTAGGTTTCCGCACCTCCCCGGAAACCTGGTATAGCGACGGAGCGCCGGTGGCCAGAACCTACAAACGCGACGCCAAAGGCCGCTTCGCCTCTGGTGGGAGCACAGGAGGCGGCAGCAAGGGCAAGACGCTAAAGCGTGGCCGCGCCCAACTGGCTGAAGCACGCGGGAAAGTACGAAGCGCTAAGGGTAAGCTGGCTGCTATCAACCCCACAGACCAAACAATCAAGTCCAATTTAAGCAGACGAGCGCAGCGCGGCGCAGTCACCAAGGCGGAAAAGCGCCTGACAACTGTAAAGCGCACTGCAGTAATCAAAACCCGTCGCATGACTAGCACGATCGCCAAGCCGAAAACGTCGAAGCCAGCGCCGGGAACATCGAGCAAAGTAAGAAGCGTAATCAAACCCACTAGTCGTCCACTGCTCAAAAAACCCGCCAATACCATTCGCCCCTATAAGCCTGCTACCTTTGACGGACGGATGGCGCAAGGTGACCGGCAGATACGAGGCGCCGTCAAGGGGATGAGCGATGACCTGAAGTCACTGAAAGGCCGCGCCAGTGAGATGCGGAATTGGACGGGGCGAATGGTTGCCCGAGCTATGGCCGATCGAAACAAGAAGGGAATTGACGGCGATCTGGCCGGAATAACCATTAAGTCGATGGGCACAAAGTACGGGATGCCAGTCATCCGCAGGCGTGCCGAGAGAGCTGCTGCACTGGCGGCAAAGGGCAGCGAGAAGGGCAAGAAGGCCCTGAAGATCTACGGAAACCAGATGGCGTTCATGGGCCCTGGCAAGCCGAAAAAGAAGGCTGCCAGCAACATCATCCCAGGCCCCCGCAACGCGAATCCCCCACCAAAGAAAAAGCGAGGCCGGAAGAAGAAGTAGGAAACCTAGGGTATCATCAGCACCCTCTGCTATGGCCAGAACCTACAAACGCGACGCCAGGGGCAGGTTCTCCTCCGGAGGCGGCAGCACAGGAGGCGGCAGCAAGGGCAAAGGCCTAAAGCGTGGCCGCGCTCAGCTAGCCGAAGCACGCGGGAAGGTGCAGCGTGCTAAGGGCAAGCTGGCCGCCATGGATCCGGCTGATCAAACGATCAAGTCGAGCCTTAGCAAAAGAGCGCAACGTGGCGCAGTGACTAAAGCAGAAAAGCGCTTAGCGACAGTAAAACGTACTGCAGTGATCAAAACCCGTCGCGTGACCGGGACAATTGGCAAGCCGAAGGAATTGAAACCGGGGGCGTTGAAGCCACGGCCACAGGTTGCCCAAGTATCGACAATGCCTGGCCCTAGCGCGAAACCGCCTCGAATTGCCGACACCATGCGGGAAACGATGCGAGCATTGGCGCAATCCGACGCACGGTTCTACCGAAGCCTGGAAAAAGACTTTGGCATCAAGGTAAAAGTGCCAAAAACTAACGAAGCAGCAACAATCAGTAGGGCAAATATACAGTCAGCTGCTAGTAATACTAAATCGGCGTCGCAAACACTGCGGGCAGGACTGCGTGAGCTTGCCAGATCGGACGCGCAAAGACTTCGCGAAATTCAAGACATCGCCCGTAGCACAGGAGGTAGTCGCAGCAAACTTTCTGGCGGTAAATCCAACAAGCAAGTCAAAGGTAGCAGTCGCAAGCGGCTAAAGGGAGGCGGCTGACGGAAACCTAGAGTATCGTCCACGTCCTCCTCTGTCATGGCTAGAACTTACAAGCGTGACAACCGGGGACGGTTCGCCTCTGGTGGCGCCAGCTCCAGCGGGGCCAAGGCGAAGGCCGCCAAGCCTCCCACCAGAGGGAAAAATCGCATCACACGGGATAACGCGGGGCGAATCACGTCGGTAGGTGGCCAGGGCGCCACGGCCCGAGGGGGCAGGCTCAAGACCGCGGCAGGGAACAAGCGCGGCGCAGTGGTGGCGAAGATGTCGCTCCGGCGTGGTGGGGTTGTCGGGAAGCCGAAGGGGTTGAAGCCTGGGAATGGAGCGAATGATCAGAAGCGGTACGGGCAATTCATCCAAGCGGCAAAGGTGCCAACTCGAAACGAAGACTGGGGGCAAAGGCTCGTGGGCAAGGGAAGCGACTGGGTGGTGGGATGGTGAGAGGCGCAATGTCATCGGCGCCGTCGGGGGTCAAGCGCTACCCGGATTTTCAGCGTGCAAAAGGAATGACGCCGGCCGTCTGGAAAGAAGTAAAACTAATGACGGACGAAGGGAAGAGGGCGGTTATTGGCGCCTTACAAGCAGGCTGGAGTACGTCACGCGCCTTAAGGATGGCCTACTTGATGGAACCCTAGGCCGCCGGTAACCCGGAAACCTGAAGCAGCCCCACCGCTCACCACCCCATGCCCTCCCCTGTCACAGCCGTAGGACGCCGCATCCGCCCTCGCAACGGTGAACCCCGGCGTTACCGGGTGATCGCTGTTCGCCCTGGCTCTGTTCGCACGGTGGTCGATCGCATCATCCCGTCTGCCCCTGCGGTTGCCACGGTGGTAGATCAGCCGGAAACCTGAGGCATCCCCTGCCTCTCCCCTGCCATGGCCAGAACGTACAAGCGTGACGCCAATGGGCGCTTCGCCAGCGGCGGGGGAGGCTCCAGTGGGGGAGGCAAGGCGAAGGCGCCCATGAAGGCGAAAGCCGCCGCCGGTGCCAAGGCGCCTGCAAAGGCGAAGGCCAAAGCCCCCGCGAAGTCCAAGACCACCGCGAAGGCCGCACCCAAGGCTGCAAACTTCAAGTCAAAAGCAGCGCCAAACAAGGCGAAAGCCGCTTACAAGGCGGCCTCCAGCAAGGCCCGTGAGGCCAAGATGATGGCTGGCGGGCGAACCAGTGTTAAGGGGCTCAAGGGACGCACCGATGCAGGGGCTCAGCGAATCCGGGAGAGCGTCAAGGTCGCGCAGGCTGCAGCTGCCAGGGTCCGGGCAATGGAGCGCAACCGCGGGCGGAAACGCTCCAACCGGAAGAAGTGACCCGCCGGGTGAGGGGCATCACGCCTCCCTCACCCAACAGATCTTGCGTTCCTGGCGGATGTGGTCGTCCTCGTGCCACAGCACCTTCAGCTCGCCATCCTCGGGGATCTCCGGCGGCAGGGTCAGGCTCACCCCCAGGATGGTCGGCGCTTGTCGCACGGCCGCGAAGGTCATGGTTGTGCTGCCGGCGTAGAGAGGCATCGACGACAGAGGCGGGTGCTTCATGTTTCCGGCGGGGTGGGTCATTGGCCAGCCTCCCACTGCTCGATCCACACGTCTGGCTGGTACCGGTTGTCCTTCAGCCACATCTCAGCCAGCTCGGATGGGCTGTAGGCCGCGCCACCCGCCAGGACGCGGAACAAGGGGCCGCCGCCGCGTCGGTGCAGGTCGGCAAACTCCCGTTCCGGGTCGAGGCCCTCGCGCTCGATCTGCTCCCACACCTCGCGGCGCCAGCGGGTAGAGAGGGCTGCCGCCTGGCGGGTGGACATCCGCGGCGGGCGCTGGATCGTGAACAGCAGCGGCACGGGCCGCACGCCGGTGTAGCAGGCCCAGAATTCCAGCGGGCCCCACGCCGGGCAGTCGTTGTCGCCGATCGGTCGGCCCAGCTCCAACTGACGCAGCAGGGTTGGATCACCAGGGTGGCCCCAGTCCTGATCGGCGGTGCGGCGGTTCAGTTCTGCCAGCTGGAAGAACGCCCGCTGCCGCAGCTCACCGGCTTTGCCCTGCTCGATCACCGAGAGGTTCCCGTAGGAGATCGCCAGCTCTGGCATCCCCACGGCCTTGGCCCAGCTGCAGAGGGTGTACTGGGTCCAGTTGTTCTGCTTCCGCCAGTTCAGCAGCATGGCGCCGAACGCCAGGCGGGCTTCCGGCTGGCGGGCGATGAAGTCGTGGTAGGTGGTGGTCATTGGTGGGGCTCCCCCTCCGGCCGCAGATGCGGCAGTAACTCCCCACGATCATCAGTGAACCCCGCCTCGCGTAGGAACTGCCGGGCAGCCTCGCGATCACCTGCCATGGCGCGGCCAAGCAGGGTGGGGGCGGCGCGTGCCTCGCTCATGTCTCCTCCTCCTGTGCGCCCAGCATCGCCAGGCTGTCCACCATCGCGGCAGCCTGGCGCAGTATTGCCAGATCGCCGGCCCAGAAGGTCAGCGCGAGCCGTGCCTCCAGTTCAGTGAGCTGCACCCTGGAAAGCCTGTCGCACGCCTGCTCATGGTGAACGATCAGGAGGTCGAGGATCGCCAGCGCAATCAGCCGATACTCTTCCGGTGTGGTGCCGCCCTGTGTGAGCAGCTCCATCACATTTTCGACCGCGTCGACGGGGGCGCCTGGAAGGTCGGGTATCCCCGGAATCTGCATGGCAAGAAGCTCGCCCGTTGTCTTAGGAGTGTTCACCAGTCCCCCTCCCGCTGGCAGCGGATGAGCGTAGCGCCAGGACCGCATAGCTCTAGCGCATGGTCGACTGCCTCCCCGGAGCTGGAGGCCCACAGTTCGAGGGTGCCACCCGTGGTGACGACCCTGAAGAGCAACAGTGGTTTCATGCTCCCACCTGCTGCAGGGTTGCCCAGAAGGCCGCGCGATGGCGCCGCACCCGCACCGCAGCCGCGGCATAGGCGGGAGAGGCGGGCCTGGCCGGTGCTGCAGGGGCAGGAGTCACAGGGGCCACGGGGGCGGGCGCAGCGGGCTGAGCGGGCTCCTCCCTGGTGAGCTGGGCTTCCCCCACCAGAAGGGAGGAGTACCAGCGCCCGAGGGCTTCGCTCCAGCCGGGCAGGGAGTCCCACACCCAGCGAGTGGCGCGGCCCGCCAGCAGGGTGAGCACGATCGCGATTTTGAGGGCTTCCAGCGCGATGGCGCCGACCTCCTGCCAGTCGATCTGTTGGGCGAGGCGAACGGAATGGCCAGCTAGGTAGCCAGCGGTGCGGAAAAGAGTGGTAGTCATTGCCTGATTGCGATGGTGTGGCGGTCGGGTTTGCTTCCGACTCCTGAATAGTAGCACTCATCTCCCGTCACGCGTCACCCCTCATCACCTTCTGTAACAATGCCCTACCATTAGGCGACGTGGAACTGTGCAGCATCCTGGCGACCTTGATCTGCTCCGAGTGCGGCAGGGTCTCCGTGGTGACCCGGAGCACATCCCGTGTCATTTCCGGGTCGCGGTTCGCCAGCGTGTTGTACGCCGCCAAGAACAGCTGTAGATCTGGGGGGAGTTGTGGGGTCTTTTCCATGCCGTTGCGGGTCCGCACTGGTAGTATGGCAGAGCAAACCGGTTCACCCACCACCGACCGATGCCCGAAGAAACCACCACGCCCGCCGCTCGCCTGACTGGGCAGGAGCTCATCGCCAAAGTTGACAGCATCAAACCGCTGCCACTGGAAGATCTGGCCGCGGCGTGCAACTACACCACCAAAGCCGGCAAGCCCGACACCAAGGCGTTCGGCAAGGCGTTGAGCGTCGCCATGGGCCTCACCGCCCCCAGCACCCGCGGCTCCAGCACCGGCAGGACCGGCAAACCCCCGTCCTGGAAGGCCACCGTTGGCCCCAAGGGTGCCGTTGTCGTGGGCGCCGCCTACATCGGTGAGCTTGGCCTGGAGCCTGGCAGCACGGTGCAGCTGCTCCGCGTCAACAACTGCCTCGTGATCCATGAGGAGAACGCGGTGCCCCTGCTGGCGACCGGCCCCGTCCCCGAGCTCTCCCTCCCCGCGGTGGCCACCTACGACTCCGAGTCCGTAGCAGCCTGACCCCATCGCCCCGCCGGGAGGCGTTGTTTCCCGGTTCACCACGCCACGCCACGCACGCACGACCATGGAATCAGTTTGTAACGCTCCAACAGTTGAAAAGATCGGCCAACTGAAAAAGCAGGCGGAAAAAGAAATTTCTGGAGTACTGAATCGACTTGAGCGCGAGACTGGCACGAAAATTTCGGGCTTAGGTTTCAGGGCATACCATAATTGGTACAACGTAAGTTTGGAATTGGAAAATCCGTTTGGGGGCTTCAACATCGTGCCACGACCAAGCTCATCCTCTAACAGTAAAATCAGCTCCAGTAAGTTTCGGCGACTGGTGCTTATAGCGTCTGTCACCGGCGCAGTGCTCATCGCGGCTATCTTTGCAGTACAAGTACTGACTGGCTACATTTTTTTGCCATGGTGGCAGGTGCTGTATTCCGTCGCCGGATTCTCGATGCTTATCGCAGTACTACTTACGCTATTTGCTCCGTGAATTGAGTCCTAATCAAACAACGGAACCGACTCCGCCAGTGGCAGGGGATTCCTCGGAAACAGTCGTTTCTCCGCTGGCGTAGGCGTCCTCAGGGCCTTGGCGAGATCTGCCCGGGCCTTTTCCATGTCCAATCCCTTCGCCTTCGCGTAAGCCTCCACGCCTCGCTCGTGCTCCGCCTGCCATCGCTCGCGGTCCAACAGGATGCCCCGCACCGAAAGGTCTCGCTCCTGCACCGCCTCGTTCGGTACCGGCACCGCAACGCAACGGCACTTCGGGTGAAACGGCAAGGTGACGCGATCCGCGGGGAACACCCGGCTATTGCGAGACGCGCACACCGGGCACACCCGCTCATCATTCGAGGCGAGCACCCGCACGTAGTTGTCGCCCCGCTGTTGGGCCCTGGCCAGCGTTGCCTGTGCGTAGACGTTCGAGAGCTCGGAGGTGGCGACAAGCGCCGCGCGCTGCTCCAGTCCGAGCCGGCGGTTTAGGCCCTTGGGGTCACGGGCGCCGCGGAGGAGCTTGCGGATGTCAGCCTCCAGCTGACGGGGCCCGAGCCCTCGCGCTGCACCGGTGCCAACGATCCGCACCAGGTCGTCCCGGAACTTCACCCCCTCGCCACGGATGTAAGCCCCGGTTCGCAGCGCTGCAGCACGGAGCACGGCAGGGTCGGCGGCTGCGAATTGGAACACCCCACCAGGGGGGCGGTCGGCCAGGTCGGCGAGTTCCTGCCCAAGCCGGCCGCCCAGTGCAGCCGCTTCGGCGAGGTCGCGCTCGTGAAGCGCCTGCCATTGGCTGATCTCCGACTCTGACAGGAACCCCGCCGCATCGCTGTAGATCTGCCCGAGCCTGGCGCTTGAGTCGAGGATGCCATACTCGCCGGGCCGTCGGATCCGGTTTCCAGCCGGATCGCGACCCTGGGCGCCGAGGGCGTTGGTGTACTGGCGGTAGCTGTAGCGAAGGGAGCCGAGCACCTGCGCCAGGGATCGACGCAGGATTGCTCGGATGTTCCTTGTGCTACGGGCCTCCAGTTTGTCCAGCTCCCTACTGTAGCTGTCAACGATGCCAACTATCCGCAGGGGCGCTGGAATCTCTGGCGCCATTCGTTACACCTCGCCTTCGTCGTCTTCCGCGTGCAGGAACCCCATAGCGACAGCAATCAACGCCTTGAGAACATCGCGAACGTCGACGTCATAGTAGTTGGTAGTGAAGGTAGCAATAGTTTCCTCGATGTCGTCAGCCAGCGCCTCAAAGGGCTCCTGCATCGCCTCGTCAGGCTCCTGTGCCGCAGTGGTGAACTCGTCCATGGTGGGAAAGTTGGGGTCCCCTCAGGTTTCCATCCCCCACCGCCATCACTGCAACAGCAATTCGTCGTTCGTTCCCACGTCACTGGCGGCGGCCTGTTCCTCGGCGATCCGCGCCACCTCATCCTCTGGTTTATTCAGGGCTGGATAGGTGCCGCGGCGGAAGAGCTCCGTGATGGCTGTGAGCGAGCTGAGGAGTTGGCCGTCACCGGTGAGCCTTTGCAGCTGGGCGATGCCCTGGGCATCGAGCGGTCGCTCGAAGATGCTGGGTGCCATCGACAGACCCGCGTCAGGCTGCAGCGTCTCACCGGTGAACATGCACCAAATGGCCATCACCTCCTGCATCATGCTGGCCATCCGGTCGGCAGCATCGCGGAGCTTGCTTTCCGTTTGCGCTCCCTCCATTCCCGCTTGGGTGGCGGTTTTGGTGTTGTTTGGATCGCCGTAACGGAAGTTTAATGCTTGCGTGGCAATCAGTCGCTCAACTTCCTGGATCTGCGCCCTGGATTCCGCCATGCTACCGGGATCAGCGGTTGCAAGGTTAAAGGACCCACCGATCTCCAGTTGAACCGCTGTGTTGTTGCCGATCACCAGTTCATCCTGTTTCTGCCCTGGCATAGGCGGAAGCTGGCCGATGATAACAGGAATAATCACGTTACAAATATGATCCTTCTCCCATAGATCCGACTGCTTCTGAAAGTGAGCGACTGATAAGTCAATGACTTGTTGCAATGGCAACTCGCCTTCACCGAAGTCCGCCTCTTTGGACGGATACCACACCACCGGCACGCGGTTAGCGGGCTCTCTTTTGCTGTCGAGGATCGGAATCGGCGGTTCCTCCACAACGGTAAACTTGCCTGACTTATCGCGCTCCAGTCGTAAAACCTGCTGGTAACCCCTGGCTACTACGCGATACTGATACACGATCTTAACCCCGTAGTCCCCGTCGGGTTCCTGCTCTGCTTCCAGGAAAATTACCCAGTCTAGTTTGCCGTCTTCGTGGAATCTCCAGTTGATGACCTTAGATCGCTCCCTCTTTACAAGGTAGGGAGTAATTCCATTGTCGAGCACCTCTTTATTGGTTCGGGCTTCATTAGGTGGCATCTCCACCTGAATGCACACCGCTCCATCGCGAAGCACAAGAGAATTACCATCAAGCAACCATGTTTTAAGCGAGTTACCCTTCCCGTCGATATTAGACAGCCTCGCTTCCATTGACTTCGGAGGCGAAGCCAGCGTAAAACTATTCAGCACACCAGCGAGGCCACTGATAGCTTCCGGGAGGAAGTGGCAGAATACCGAGCGCCCAAGGCGTGCCTTGTAAGCGTCGGGGGGCTCTCGTGGCTCCTGCGGCAAGTACAGCTCTTTGATCGACTTGCCGTTGCCGTCCTCCCCCGTCAGCCCCGTCCAGACGTGGTAAGCCTTCCGCAGTTGCGGCTCAACGGCACGCAGGGTCGGGTGGTGGTAACTCGGGAGCTTCGCGTCGTCTGTAGGGTGGTCGATCTCCACGCGCCTAGGCCAGGTTCTGCCTCAGGTTTCCGGTGTTGGCGCGGTGGTGTCTAGCGTCTGATGGTTTGCGGCCTCTACGATCGCCCCCAAGCAGATCCCGACGGCGTTTTCCATCCATTCCCTCGATTCATCGTTTTCCGGTAAAGAGCTTAGCCCCATCGCGAGAATTTGCGCGATATTGAGACCTGAATCCTCGAACGGGACGGCATGCGCAACGGCATGAAGCGCTGATTCTAGGGTTTGGCGGTTTGCGCGGATGTGTCGGCTAATCCTCCGCTCGAAACCCTTGGAATCCGGCACGTAGTACATCTGCGGAGGGTTTTCGGCGTCGATGAGATCTGCGAGGTCCATCGGCGGCCTGGTGGGTTCAGTCATTTGGCCACCCCCTCCGAGGTAAATATACGGCGGTTTCATCGGCAGGCCTTTGGTCGTCGAGGCCTTCCCGTAGTTCGTGGTTACCTTCCATCGTGTCAGCCATATCCCTGAAATTAACCAGGATGGGCGCCATGGTTACCACGGCCACGTCTTCTAAGCCTCCTTCGTAGCCGTCAATCACGACCCTGGCATCTTGGGGCAGTTCCCGCAGCTTGGCGATGAGTTCGGTGACGGTCACAGCTCCACCCTCGCCGGCAGGTATCGGACGCTGGCGGGGAGCCAGTGGGTATGATCCGGCGCGAAGCAAAGGTCTGCCAGCTCCCAATGCCAGTAACCGCCTGGGAGTTCACGGCCAAGCCAAGCGAGAGAGCACGGCCCGGCTTTGAGAATGTCGCCATCCCCTGGCAGCCGCTCGCTCAGCACGATCGGGTCGAGTAACAACTCCTGTTGATCAAACGGCGAGAGTTTAGCGAGCGCCAATTCGGCAGGATCAGCGATGGGCACGCACTCAATCTCGGGCAGTTCTCTCCACTCGATTGCCCCAGTGCCAGGGAAAAAGGCTTCCCGCTCGTCAGGATCGGGCCAGGTAGCACCCGGCCGAACAGGGCCTCCGTTGGCGCTCATGCCCTCGCCCCCATCCTCTCCTCCACAAACCCCCACGCCAGCATGACGCAAAGCGCCATGGCAGCCTGCAGGAGGTAGTACAGGAGGTAGAACGAGAGGCAATCAGGCGACGGCATCTCGCTACGCCCGGTGTAGAGGAGTGTCGCAGAACGAAACAAGGCAAACCCCCCGTAGAGGGAAGTGAGCCTCAGTAGAAACAGTGACGGGGCGAGCATGGTGGGAAGCCGACCGATGCTCACCACTTTACACGATCTGCCCAGTACGCCGCGCTCATCTTCCCTTTTGCGATGTTCTTCGCGTGCCGGGCTTTGAATGACGCCCGCCGAGTCTTCGCGGCCTTGCTCTCACCCTTCTTCGCGGGACTGCCGCTGACACCTTGCTGACCGAACCTCAGCACCTGGTACCGACCGTTCTCGGCCGCCAGGACAACGTGTGACTTGGTGGGGTGCCCTGGTGTGCGCCTCGGCTTGTTCACGCCCTCCAGTCCTAGCCGCTTGATCTGGGCCCGTACGCGATCAGGAACAGCCATCGGCGGAGAGGATCTGCCCCAGGTTTCCCCGCCTCATATCATCACCAGCTGCACCACATCCTGGCCGCGGCGACGCGATCGCGCTGGCCTAGGCGCCTTCTGCAGCTCCGGCAGTTGCGGCACCTCGGAGGGGAGGAGGCCAAAGCCCTCGGGGATCAGATCCTCAGCAGGTAGCGCCAGCTGAGTCAGCTCCTGATACCTGCGCAACGTCTGCCCGCGCCTCAGGGCGCTGATCCGCCAGGATAGCTGTTGCATCGGCCCCGATGGCGGGGATGTGGATGGCCGCCTGGCATCCCACCAGGCGAGGATCAGGTTGCAGTCCGACGGGCGAATGCTGGCCCACGCGTCGCGAACCAGCTGCAGGAGGGGGGAGCTTTCCTGAATCCAGAACCCATCGGGCCGGGCCTCGATGTCGATCGCCGTGTCGATGTTGGTGCAGCCCTTCATGGCGGCGAGCATTTCCCGCACCTCAGCAGCGCCAGCCTTGAGCCCGGCCTTTGCCGCGATCTCCTCCATCGACGCGCCGGCATCGTGCATGCGGCGCACCATGCCCCACTTCTCGCGCCACTTCTGGGAAAAGGTAACCACGAAACAGTGGTCCCTAAAGTAGTGCATCATCTCAGAATTTATCGTAGTAACTACGATAGTTGAGATCTTGTACGGCTCACCTGTTGCCGGGTTAATGCGTTCTGGATCGTATTTCCTGCAACCGATTATCAACCCCTCCATTGCGACGCCTATCAAGTCGTCGTAAGGCTGCTGAGTATGCATAGCCCAGCGGTTGGCCATCATCCTGGCGAGGCCAAGGTTTTGGGTGATTAGCTTTTCGCTGCTTGCGGTTGGTGGTGGGTAGTTTTTCGCCAGCATGGCGGTTCACTCGCGAGGGGGGTGAACCGCCATGGCATTGAGCGAAGTCATGGGTTGCGCTCCACGGCGAGGATCAGGTCATCCAGCTGCGCCAGGGTGGGAGCGCCAGTACTGACCGGCCGCTGGTCTGTCAAGGGTGTCAATGAGCAGCGACCGCGCGCACTAACTAGCGGGAAGTCATCCCTCGTGGGTAGATAACCGCGCTCGACACGGATGTACTCCGTCTGCTTCGCCTCAATCGCCAGCGGCGCCGGCCAGAAGCCATGGCGTCGATCCAGGCATCCGCCACCGGCAGGCAGGAAGCGCTGACCAAACCGCCAGGTGAGTGGGCCACGTTTAGGGCCCGACCACAGGAACCCATGCCAGGCGTGCGCCACCCAGCCCATGCCGTACGTGATCACCTCCCCCGTCTCCGGGTTACAGGCGATCACCCCAGGGATCCGCCTCCCCCAGCGATCGCGGACAATTGCGCCGTAAGGGTAGCGGGCGGCGAAGTTGAGGTCGTTGGCATCGAGCATCATGGCCGCCCCCCACGCTTCTCCGCAAGGGCTGCATCGGCACTCCACTGATCAAACGGCTCAGCCTGGCAGTGCGATGGCTGCAGCTCCTCGCGTAGCGCGTCAATGCGAGCCCTCAGGGTCGAGTAGCGATCGGCTAGCCGTTGCTGCTCACCTTCGAGGTGGTGAAGCTCGTTCTGGCAGGCGTCGATGCGGGCCTGTATCTGCCGCTGGTGTTGCTCGTCTGGGTTGGCGCTCATGGTGGTGGGTTGGGGTGGTGGGTGAGCTACCGCGATGGGGGGCCACCGCGGCCGATGTAGGCGGTGGTGGTGCGCATGGGGCCGCTCAGACTGTAGCCTAGTTCAGCGGCAAACAGGCGGTGCAATGGATACCCCAGGGCGTCGCAGGCGTGGTCATATCCGCTCTTTTTGTCCGGCTCGCCACGATCGTCATAGCCTTGACGCTCCAGCGATTCAATC